AACATTTAACTGGCATGCAATAAACAAACATCCGGATGCACAATGAACAAGAACTACACACCACACGACTACAAGTTTGCTAAGGCCTTGCAAGAGTCATTAGCACAAGATGTAGAAAACAAAAAGTCTTTGTTCAAAAACCAAGAAGATATTGAACTGGCTAAAAGGATCATAAGGGGTCAAGAATGAAACACAGGGATTATGTAGGTGTTAATGCAAGACAACATGCAATTATTGCATCAATGGACAAACTTATTCAAAGATGCATCAATTGTGGTAACTGGACATTCAACAAAAAGCATTGCAGTGTGTGTCACAAGATAATTACAGGTAAAAAATGACAACAACACAAAAACTGGTATTCCTAGGTGTATATACAATCATCATGGTATGGGCATTCAAATCATGACAACATACATTTACTGCAAAGAGTGCAACAAGTTGTACAATAAAGAATTAGGTTGTTCAACCTGCGAACTACAATTATACACCGAGGAACTAGATTGAGCGCAAAACTATTGGGTTGGGCATTACAACAAGAAGGATTAGAACCACAAGAAAAACTATTACTGGTAATACTTGCTGATCACTTCAATGACAAAGAAGGCGCAGCCTGGGCAGGTCAAACACGCATAGCCAAAATGATGGGTGTAAGTGATAGACAAGTCAGAAGATTACAAGTCAGCCTGGTTGAAAAAGGACTACTAAATGTAGAACTAAGAACAGGTCAATCAAACCTATACAGAATGGTAACCCCGGACGTATTGTCCTACCCCTCCGGACACACTAGTCCTACTACCCCGGACACTGCTGTCCTACATAACTCTTATAGAACTCTTAATGAACGTTACCCGGACAAATTTAAGAAAACACAAATACCAGACAAATACGTTGCACCAATAGACGATTCAGTTGATCCACAAACAGCAGTCACATACATCAAAGACATCAAAAAGAAATTAAAGAAACACGCATGACCTACACATACAAATACAAACAAATGCGTCAAGCCATACTCAAACGAGACGACCACACATGCGCATACTGTGGACAACCAGGAAACCAAATAGATCATGTAATACCAATAAGCAAAGGAGGGGAAGACATAGAAACAAATATGGTAGTGGCATGCAGCACATGCAATGCATCAAAGAAAAACCAAGACGCACAAAAGTTTCAAGAAAAAAGATATACAAAGCGTTTTTTAGCGGCCAATCCAACACGCACACACTCCTTAGTGTCTTTATCCCCGAGGGATTTTGGGGTGTTTGAAGCACCATTATTTGAAAGGAAACAAACCAAATGAAACCAGATAATCAAAGAGTTTTGCCTGCTTTATTAAGATCAGTTGATTTTGCTCAGGAGTCTGGTTGGATTACAGATGCAGATTTGGCAGGTCAGGCTTTGATGTTCACTTATGCTGGCTTGATTGATTCAAGTGATCCAAATAATCCAATGTTGGTTAAATGGGGCGCTGAACTTACAAAATTGATGGACAAATATGGCCTCACATTGTTTGGCCGTAATGAAACACCACAAGTGATTGAGGGAGGTTCACCAATTGACAAAATCATTGCTGATAGGAAGTCCTACACCGAGAATCTCGACCACACCAACAACAAACCCAACTAAAGGTCATGAAGTAATTGAATTAGCAAATCAAATGGGCATGCCGTTGATGCCTTGGCAAGAATATGTGTTGCTTGATGGTTGCAAGATTAAAGACAATGGTGAATTTGTGAGCAAAACAAACCTGCTCGTTATTTCACGTCAAAACGGAAAAACTACACTTATGAAATTTCGCATACTTGCCGGATTATTTTTGTGGGATGAGAAATTACAAATTGCTACGGCGCAAAATCGTGATGTCGCGCTCGAATGTTTCAAATCCGTATGCGAAATGATTGACGGACATTCTTGGCTATCTTCAAAAGTTAAAGCAATCACTAGGGCAAATGGCCAAGAACAAATTGAACTTAAAAATGGATGCAGATACAAAATCATAGCCCCGACACCTGGTGCAGCGCGTGGACTTAGTGCAAACACTGTTTATCTTGATGAAGCACGCATGCATAAATCAACTGATTCATTTGCTGCCCTTGCTTACACAATGCAAGCAGCCAAATCACCAAGTCTTTGGGCATTTTCAAACGCAGGTGATATTACATCAGTGCTTTTGAACCAAATGAGAGCAAGAGCAATGCACAAAATTGAAAACAACACAGAAGATGACATTGCCTATTGGGAATGGTCAGCAGAACCAGGATTAAAACTTGCAGATCGCAAAGGATGGGTTCAAGCCAACCCTGCACTGGGTCATACCATTACAGAAGAAACTTTACAATCAAGAATGAATGACAATCCAAATATCATTGCCACTGAAATGCTTTGTCAATGGGTAGACACAATTCAATCACCTTGGAGTGCCGGGGATTGGAACGCCTGCCAACAAAACGGCCTTAAATTAGCACCAGGAAAACCAACTTGGATAGGTGTTGAAATATCACCAGACAGAACAGGCTTTGCAATAGTCGGATCACAAATGATGGAAGATAAATCAATTGCAGTTGGCCTTATGGATTTACAAAATGAAGAAAATGCTATTGATGACCTTAAAATTGCAAGTCATGTTGCAGAATGGGCAAAAAAATACAATGCCGAAGCAATCATTCTAAACAAATTTAGTGGCGACAGTGTTGCAGCCAAACTGCGCATGGGATCAATTAATGCTGAAATTATTACAGGTGCAAAGTACTACCAGGCTTGTGATGAAACCCTTGGTGCAATGGCAGGAAATCGAATTACTCACGGAGGGCAACAAGAATTAACAGCATCAGTCAATGCTTGCATTAAAAAAACAACTGAAGCCGGATCATGGTATGTTTCAAGACGCAAGAATGCCACAGCAGCAATTGCAATGATGCTTTCAATACACAAAGCAACTGAAAGACAATACTCTGGCGAATTTGATATATTAGTGTCATAAATTAACACGCCCAACAGTCGGACAGTGTATGATATAAGTAACTTCTATGAGATAATTGCGAGACTATGGGTTTATACACAAAATACATTCAGCCACAACTTAAAGCAGCCATTGCGCCTTATGTATTCCCGGACAAAGCACTTTCATTATTTTCACCAGGTTTTGATGGTGTCACATCAACATTTGTAACAAGACGAGAAGCCTTAAGTGTTCCAGCGTGTGCAAGAGGTCGAAACATTATTGTCGGCACAGCAGCATCATTAGAATTACATGTTAAAAGAAAATTTGATGACACAAGAGTTGAACCAACACCAACAATAATTTCACAACCAGACAAAAACATGCCAACAGCAGTTGTCTATGGCATGACAGCAGAAAATTTGTTATTTCATGGTGTTGCATACTGGCAAATCAAAGAACTTGATCCAGCAACAGGCAGACCATCACAAATCAGATGGATTGATGCACCAAGAGTTTCACAAGTACTAGATTCAACCGGTGAATTAGTAATTGGTTATCAACTTGAAGCACAAAGACTTCCGGACAATGGTGTCGGATCATTGATTCAATTTACTGCAATTGATCCAGATGGTGTTTTGAATCGTGGTGGCAGAACATTAAGAACAGCAGCAGCACTTGAAAGAGCAGTGTTTAATTATGCTGAAACACCAACACCAAGTGTTGTATTAAAAGCAAATGTTCCAATGGATTCAAACAAAGCAACAGCAATCTTAAACGCTTGGAAACAAGCAAGACAAACAAAAGGCACAGCCTTCTTAAGTGATAACGTGGATATGGAATCAGTCGGATTCAATGCAGCCGATCTACAACTTACAGAAGCACGCGAATACCTTGCAAAAGAAATTGCCAGGTTAATGAACATTCCAGCATATTATTTAGATGCATCAACAAACACAATGACATACTCAAATGTTACAGCCGAACGCAGAGCACTTTTGGATTTTTCACTACGTCCATTGCTAACAGCAATTGAACAAAGATTGTCAATGGATGACATAACAGTTTCAACACAATATGTTGAATACGACTTGGATGACTTCCTAAGAGGTAATCCATTAGAAAGAGCAGATGTGTACTCCAAATTAATTCCTCTCGGAGTACTCACAGTAGACGAGGCACGCGAGGAAGAAGACCTGGTGAGATAATGGAAATTAAATTTAATAGCGATATATTAACAGCCAACACATCCAAAAGAGAAATTACAGGAATCATAGTTCCTTTTGGTCGCCCTGGGTTCACAAACATGGGAACTGTCGTATTTGAACAAGGATCATTGCAATTAGGTAATGACATTAAATTGTTTGAAGATCATGACATGAACAAAGTTCGTGGCAGAATGATAAGTCACGAAATCACACCTGTGGGAATCGTAGGAAAATTCAAAGTGGCACGCACTAGTGCTGGTGACGATATTTTGGCACTTGCGCAAGATGGCTTAAAATCCGGATTGTCAATCGGTGCATCAATTGAACAATATGAAAACAAAGAAAATGAAGTTTATGTGACAGCAGCAAAAATTTTAGAAGTATCAGTTGTTGATACTCCTGCATTTGCTGAAGCACAAATTACAGATGTCGCTGCTCAAAAAGCAGACGAAACAGAAGTCACTGCAATCAGCGCAAGTGATGAACAAACAAACCAAACCGAAAGTGAGGTCACTTCAATGGGAAATCCTGAAGAAGTAACTCCAGTGGTCGAAACTGCGCCAGAAGTTGCAGTTGAAGCCTCAAAAGCAGTACAAGCACCAGTTGCTTATGCAAAACCACGCGTGAACACAAACATCACTGCTGGCGAATATGCAAAAGCACAATTCAATGCATCAAGAGGAAACTCAGATGCACGCGATTTAGTTGCAGCAATTGATGCAGCAACAACAACCGAAAACATCGGAGTTGTACCACCAACCTACCTACGCGATCTAATTGGGATCATTGATAATTCCATGCCGTTTGCTGATAGTTTGGAACAAGGCACATTGCCTGCATCTGGCATGAAATTTTACAGGCCAGTAATTGGCACTCAGGCCACAACAGCCGTGACAGCCGAAGCAGTTGAATTTGATTCAACCGACACAACAATTACTTCAAAAGAAATTGATGTTGTGAAAATTGCTGGCGCAAACAAAGTATCAGTTGAACTTCTTGACAGAAGTGACCCTGCATACCTAGATGTACTATTGCGTGAACTTGCAGCATCATGGGCTCAAAAAGCAGATGCATACGCATTCTCAATCGCAGTAGGTGCACCAGGAACTTCATCTGGTGGAACACTTTACGCAGCAATTGCTGATGGTATTGCAGATTCATATGCAGTACTTCGCAAAACTCCAAACAGATTCCTTGCAGACACAGGAAACTTTGCAGAGTTACTTGCAGCAGTAGATGGTTCACAAAGACCACTATTTGCCGCCGCTGCTCCTCAAAATGCCGCGGGACTTATGACCCAAGGTTCAACAGCAGGAACAATCGCAGGATTGGGATTAGTTGTTGATCCAAACATTGACACAGGTACAGGAGTTAAAGGCGTAATTTATTCAAGTGACGCTGCAACAATGTACAAGTCAAGTGCATTCCAACTTCGCACCAATGTTGTTTCAACAGGTGAGGTCGAGATCGGAATTTATGGTTACGTGGCTGCGTGCAGCAAGTATCCTACTGCGTTCCGTAATTTGACTGTTGCTTAATTAGCGACTAAAAAGTTGCCTGGCAGGTTAGACCCCTGTCCTGCCAGGTAACACCCACACGAAAGGTAAGACATGGCATCAATAATCACACCAGCAGAATTACGATCTGCACTCAATGGTGTTAGTTCAACTTTATATTCTGATGCCGTATTGACAGAAATTATTGACACAGCCGAATCAGTTGTCGGCAATTTATTAGTTAAATGGAACGCACCTATTGATAAACATTATTCTGAAAGTGCAACATTAAGTACATTGCACACAACCAAACCACACAAATTTTACAAAACACAAACAATTGCAATTGAAGGTGTTGAAGCACACATTAACGGCAATAAAACAATTGCAGAAATTGTTGATGATTTTACATTCAAAATAACAACCACAAGCGCACCAGTACACACTGATTGGCGCAATGTAATACCAAATGGCCTTGCAGCAGAAAATGATTTATCACAATACGCAGATGTTGCACCAGTTGAATCAGCAGTGCTAACAGTTTCATTGGATGTGTTCAAAGCACGCACATCAGCCGGATCAACGCAACAAGGACTTGATTTTGTTCCACAACCTTATATTTTAGGCCGTACTATTCAAAACAGAATTGTTGGAATGCTTGGCGCATACATTGATGTAGAGGCGTTAATCGGATGACATTAGCAACATTACGCGCAAACCTTAAAACAGCCATCACATCAAATAGCAATTACTCAGTTGTTGATTATGTACCAGAAGTTGTTACAACACCATCAATCATGATCCTTGCATCTGATCCATGGCTAGCGCCAGTTGTATTTGGTGACAATAAAGCCTGGCAAGTTCAATACACACTTGAAGTTGTAGTTGCAGCAAACAGCAATCCTGGTGCTTTAACACAACTCGAAACAATGGTTAGTGCATTACTACCATTGATACCAAAAACTTGGCGCATAATACAAATTAGCAGCCCAAGGATACGAACAACCGGAACGGCAGATGCATATTCAGTTGAAGTATCACTAAGTACTATCTACAACCCATAAGGAGCACGAAATGGCAACATTAATCCAGACCGGGCGCGACATTGCTTTAACTATTGCGTCTGTCAACTACGATGAACAAATCCAAAGTGGATCAGCAACTTTTCAAGATGCAACTGCATCAGTTGAAACTTTGAACGGCACAGTTGATTACACAGTAGACAACGAAAAAGGCACAGTTGATTTAGTTTTGTACCAGGACTGGGGCAAAACAGGTTCAGTATGTGACGCACTATGGGATGCAGCAGATACTGCACCAACAACCACAGTTGCATGCACAATGGCAATCAATGGCAAAACATTCACTTTCACAGTATTGCCAAAACGCCCAACAGCAGGTGGTGCTGCACCAGATGCAATCACCACAACAGTATCTTTGCCAATCAGATCGATTAGCAAGGCTTAATTGACAGACAGGGGTCACCTTAAATGTTTAAGATACAAATAGAATGGACACTTGCAAATGGAAAGTCTTTTGAAGAATGGACTATTCCATGGGAAATTGCTCAGGCTGAAAAAGAAACTGGTTCAACGTTTCTTGAATCATTCAAAAAAGAATTACCTCCAAGCCTGGAACAACAATTCTGGCTTGCATACCAAATGCAACGAAGAATCAGTGACAAGCCAGTTGGCAAGTTTGAAGATTGGCGATCACAAGTTGTTCACATCAATTCAAAGGATTTTGCAACAACAAATTTTACACAGCCGGAAGCATAGAACGGACTTTGATAGAACTGGCAATTGTTTCGCGCCAACCATTGTCAGAGTTCAAAACGCTTTCGGCAGAGCAGGTATCAACAATTGCAGATGTGGTGAGTAAATATCATGGCAACTAGAGCATTTGAAATTAAGATTAAAGATGCCGACATTAACGCTATTCGTAAAACTTTTAAGAACATGGATCAAATTGCTCAAGATGATATGAATCGTGCAGCAAATCAAATTGCAGTAGAAGCAGCCTCAGCAGTTGGATCAGCATTGCAAGCAACACCACAAGGCCAGGCAATTGCTAGATCAATTAAAGTTTCAACAGGATCAAAAACACCATTCTTTACAGTTGGTGGAAGTACAGTCAAATTAAAAAATGGAACACCAGTGGGTGCAATTGCACTTGGTGTTGAATTTGGATCATATCAAGATAGACCACGCAAAAGAAAAGGCAAATCAACTGATTATGTTGGTTACAGACAATTTCAACCACGATCACCACGGGAAGGCAGAGGTAATGCAGGTTACTTTATATTTCCAACACTTAAAGCATTGCAACCTGAAATAACCAAAAGATGGGTTCAAGAAGTTGATAGAATAAGACGAGAATGGCGCGAAAGGATTTAACATGGCAGATATTAGAACTCTGAAACTGCAACTACTTGCAGACACAGCGCAATTCCAAACTGGCTTAAATAAAGCCCAAGACGACACACAAAACTTTTCAAGCAAAATTGGTGGATTTGTTTCATCAGCAGCCAAAGCATTTGTTGGACTTGCAACTGCTGCCGGATCAGCAGCCTTTGCAATTGGGGTGACTTCAGTTAAAGCAGCCATTGAAGATGAACAGGCTCAAAGAAATTTACAAAAGACACTTGAAAATGTTATCGGTGCAACAAAAAATCAAACTGCTGCCGTAGAAGATTATATTACAAAACAATCACTTTCACTTGGCGTATCTGATGACAAACTTAGACCTGCTTATGCAAGATTGATTAGATCAACGAAAGATACTACTGAAACACAAAAAGCATTAAACATTGCCATGGATATTTCTAGTGCAACTGGCAAGGATTTGGATAGCGTTGCTTCAGCCTTAGGTAAGGCCTATGATGGAAATACTGCATCACTTGGCAAACTTGGTTTAGGTATTGATTCAACCATTCTTAAAAGTGGTGACATGGATGCAATTACAAAAGAACTTGGCGAAACATTCAAAGGATTTGCTGAACAAGAAGCCAACACAGTTGAAGGACAATTTAGAAGAATTGGTATTGCTGTTAATGAAGCAAAAGAATCATTAGGTGCAGCCTTGTTGCCAATACTTGAAAAAATTGCTGGTTTTGTTAATAAAGAAGTAGTGCCAGCCATTCAAGGAATAGTTGATGGCCTTACAGGTAAAGATTCAATTAGAGAAGCAACAATCAAAGCAGGTGGCAATCTTAATTTATTAAAAGATGATCTTGATTCATCTTATGAATCAGGCATTGGATTAGGTGAAGCCTTAAGAAAAGTTGCTGAAACAATTGGATTAACTGGAACAGCATCAGGTGAAGCAAATCCCGAATTTAGCAAATTTGTAGACAACATAACCAAATTGGTTGATGGAGTTAATAGTTTATTTGAAGCATTGTCAAAAATTAAATCAATTACTGGTGGCACTTTAGATTTTGTTGGATTACAAGGAGTGCTGGCAAGAGTTGAAAGTGCTGGTGAAAGATTCAGAGGAGAACCTACATCTGGTGGACAATATGGCACAGTTGTAAATCAAACAGTTAATATCGGTGCAACTAATTCTAAGTCACAAGCCAAAACAGTAGTTAAATCAATTAACAACGCTGCAAAGGCTGGCACTGTCAATAAGTTTGTTAAACCAATGATTCCAGGTAGATAATCGTGCCTTGGTCACCAAACGCCACAGTTAAAATCAACGGCACAGCCGTAACCAGTTACACACTTGAGGGTGTGCAAATCAGCATGGGTCGTGATGATGTACAACAACAATCATCAGCAGGATTTGCCACAATTGATTTCTTAAACTTGCCATACACAGATGTTGAAATCTTTGATACAATACAAGTTACATTAGATAATTTTACAGGTGTCGATACAACAATCTTTACAGGCTTAGT